AACTGTTGGCGCTGTAGCAAACGCAACTGACGCTTCTGGCTCTCCCGGTGGTGGTGCTTCTGTCGTAGCTGCATATCAAATTAATGTCGGCCCAGCAGAACAGATTCCTTTGGTCGGATGGGGCGCAGGTGGATGGGGCCTTGGCACGTGGGGTAATGGTATTGGTAGCTCAATAGCCCTGCGTTTGTGGAGTCAGATTAACTACGGTGAAGACTTAGTGTTTGGCCCGCGTGGTGGCGGTTTGTATTACTGGGAAGCGCCTACACTAACTAATCGCGGCGTGTTGCTAAACTCTTTGGGTGGCACGGTATCGTTTACCAATGCTTCGCCGACTGTGGTGACTTCCACCATCCTGTATACCGAGGGCGCAGCGCTTCAATTCTCTGGCGGTTCGTTGCCAACAGGCGTGACTGCGGGTACTACGTACTACGTGTTTGAAGTTAACGGATTGACTTTTAAGCTTTTGACCGGAGCGGGGGCGGCAGTAAATACAACTTCCACAGGCACGGGTTCGGTGTCTAATATTGTTGACTGTCCTGTTGTTCAAAACAACTTGACCGTGTCTGACTCGTCTAGGTTCATACTTGTCTTTGGCACAAACGACTACGGCTCAGCCACGCTTGACCCTATGTTAATTCGCTGGTCATCGCAAGACGACATTTACAACTGGACACCTGACCCCACTAATCAGGCAGGGTTTACCCGACTATCCCACGGCTCTGAGATTATTACTACGGTTCAGACTCGTCAAGAAATAATTGTATTTACCGACGTTAGCGTATATTCACTCCAGTATCTTGGCCCGCCCTTTGTGTGGGGAACTCAACTTCTTGGTGACAACATCTCAATCATGAGCCCTAACTCGGCTGTGATTGCTTCGGGTATTGTGTATTGGATGGGCGTAGATAAGTTTTATTCCTACGATGGTCGTGTGCAAACGCTTAATTGTGACCTGCGCCGTTATATATTTACTGATATTAATCAAGATCAATCACTGCAAGTATTCTCTGGCACTAACGAAGGCTTTAACGAAGTCTGGTGGTTCTACTGCTCAGCTAACAGCACGGCTATTGACAAGTACGTTATCTATAACTATGTTGAAAAAATCTGGTATTACGGCACCATGTCACGTACAGCATGGCTTGATTCTGGCTTGCAACCATACCCTATTGCGGCAAACTATTTTACTAATACGCTCACAGGCAACTTGATTAACCACGAGGTAGGGCTGAACGATGATACAACCGGCACCCCTGTTGCGATTGATGCTTACATTAGCTCGTCTGAGTTTGATATTGGTGACGGCCATAACTTTGGTTTTGTGTGGCGCGTCATTCCTGACCTGACCTTTGAAAACGCGGAAAATACTCCTGCGGGCGCTTTACCAACAGTGTCAATGACCCTGCAAGGGCTGACCAATTCAGGTTCTGGAGTTACAAGTACAGCTTCACAACCTGTGGCTAAAAGTAACACATATGTTATCACAGAGCAGTTCACAGGGCAGATTTACACGCGCATGCGTGGTCGCCAACTGATCTTTAAGATTGCCTCCAACCAGATTAACACTTGCTGGCAGTTGGGCGCTCCACGTATTGACATCAGACCGGATGGTAGACGCTAATGGCTGAATTAAACGCAACCCCGCCAAGCTTGCCGCTGGCTCCAAGGGAGTACGACACCCGTTATTTTAGCCAGCTAAGTAATGTTTTACGCCTGTACTTTAATCAGTTGTCCAACCCCGGCGATATGGGCGGTGCGACGTTAAATTTAAACATCACCACCTTACCAACGAGCGCTGACTTTGCTAATCTTAGATCGGGTGATGTGTACTACGACATTTCGGGCGGGACTGCAACAAGTTACCCTCTAAGAATTAAAGCATGATATTATCAAACAACCCCCATTTTGAGAGGCAAAAATGAGCCTACACAAGTTTGCCGAACAAGTAGCATCGCAAGGTCGTGGCGACGACTCTCTACTTGTACACATGACACCGGACGAAGTCCGGAATCTGCAACGTTTTGCTGAAGCAAACGGTACAACGCTGACCATCAATCCTACTACGGGTTTACCCGAAGCGGGTCTTTTGTCTGACCTGTTCAAAGCAGTTGCCCCTATTGCCCTTGGAGCGTTCTTAGGCCCCGGAGCTTTTGGTATTACTGGTTTGGGCTTGAGCGCTGGTACGGCAGGCTTAGTTACGGGCGGGTTGACTACCTTGGCTACCGGCAGTTTGTCTCGCGGCCTCATGGCCGGATTGGGTGCGTATGGGGGCGCGGGTCTGGCTGAAAATTTGATGGGTGCGGGAGGTAATGCGTTAGTTGCTGGCGGTGCGCCAATTGGTGCAGAGAATGTTGCGGGTGCGGCGGTTCCGCCTATTGAACAAGTAAACCCTTCAAACTTTAACTTATCTGCCGCAGATAAATTTAGCGCAGGCGCTAAAGCAGTTACAGCCAGCCCAGAAGCATTTGGTTCTTTTGCTAAACAAAACCTTGGTAACTTAGCTTACGCTGCCGCACCAATTGCGGCGGGCTTGATGGTTCCCACAACCACAAAACTGCCTGACCCAAGAGACAGCGGTCTTATCCGGCAGATGGCTTTTAACATCAATCCAGATACGGGTAAGCCCGATCCTCTGTATGGCATGCGTGAAATGACGCCTGTCAAGGCCAGCGAATTTGGGAACAAAACATTCAAAGGCCAGCGCGATCTGTTCTACCAGCAGAATCCAAATCCGTATGAACTCGGCGTGGGTTCTTTGAACCAACCCCCGCAGCAACAAACAACTCCTATGGCTGGTGGTGGCATTGTGGCTCTGGCTGAAGGTGGGGACGCAGCCCTTGCCGCATATCAAGCTGGAAATTACGGAGAAGCTAGCCGCTTGCTTGGCGAAGCCGGTATGAGCGCTCAAGACGTGGTAAGCAAATACGGTTTGAGCCAAGCCGATGCCGCAGCCGTAGCACAAAATTTAGGCTACACAGGGGACGTGAGCGGTCTTCAATACACATCCGCGCCCCCCGTGGTTCAAACCGCCCCTGTTGATTACTTTGCGCAACAATTTGCACCAGATGTTTTTGCCCCTGTTGCTACTTCGCCTGTAGTTCAAGAAGCCGCAGCGCCAGTAGTTCAAGCCGCAACAGCCCCCGCGTACACGCAATACACCGACGCACAAATTGGTAAGTACCTGACAGACAACCCAACCGCAGACATTAACGCAGCAATCAAGGCTACAAACGCTGACCCTACCGCAGTCAACCGCTATATTGCTAGCATAGCTGACCCGTTCAGGGGGTCTACTGATACGACTGGTGGTTCGGGCGTGTTGGGTATTTACAATCAAATGAGAGCGCAGGGCATTGACCCTAATGAGTTGTATAAGGCCGAGATTGCAAACGACCCCAAGTATGCTGGTTACACACAACCAATGATTCAAAAAGCGTACGACTTGAGTAAAGGTGCGTATTCGCTGACTGACCAAATAGCAAGGGACAAGATAGCGGCAGACCCCAAACTTGGCTACGACAAGCAGTGGGTCAACTTTATGGACACCAAAGGGTATTCCATAGACGATATGGCGCAGGCTTTTGGACTTTCTAAAAACGAAGTACGCGATCGTTACAACGCAGTTAAAGCTGCCGAAACAAAAGTAGTAACACCACCTGTTGTAACACCACCTGTTGTAACACCACCTGTTGTAACACCACCTGTTGTAGTTACACCCCCTACAAGCGTGATTCCCGGCGGCTTCTACGGCAACGCAACTAATCCCGGCGACATTACAACTAACCCAGACGGTACAGTCACAGTTCAGCCAAATATTCCGTATCGTCCGTATGGCGGTTTCTCGGGCATGGAAGAAGTTAGAAACGCCTATACCAAGGGTGGCGGAAGTTTGGGCTACACAGCCCCCGTACCTAAGACTGCGGCTGAACATAATGCGCTGTACAACAAACAGACGGACGACTCGTTGGACGCATACAACTATCTCATGGGCAAGGGTAAAAATTTAACTCAGCGTAAAGCAGAAACAAGAGATAGACCCGTAATGCAGCGGTATGACGAGGCTGTGTTGGGTAGAAAAATGCCAAGACTGGGAGCTAAAACGACAGACAAAACTACAACGGTTGTAGGCGTACCCGGTAACCCACAATCTTACTTTAACGAAGCTGAATACCTTGCGGCTAATCCCGATGTTGCAGCCGAGTTGAAATCAGGCAAGTCTAACTTTACGTCTGCATACGAGCACTACTTGATGTACGGTAAAAAAGAAGGCCGCAAGTTTGCTGGCGATTACCAAGGCTATTTAACCGCTGCAGCTTTGGCTAGCGCGGCTGGTGCAGGCGGTGGTGGCCCCGGTAATGACGGCGGTGGGGGCGTAGGTGGAACAGGTGGGGGCGGTTCGGGCGGCAATGCTGCTGGCGCTGCCGCGGCTGCTGCTGGTGGAAACGCTGCTCCCGGTACAGGTAATGCTGCTGATTCTGCCGCCGCTGCTTCTGCTGCCGCAGCCGCTGCTGGTATAGGTGAAGGTGATTCTGCGGCTTCTGGCGGTAAACGTGGTGGGCAAGTTTTAGGCTACGCCATGGGCGGCGGTCTAGGCTCTTTGGGTTCTTACTCAGATGGTGGCCGTTTGCTTAAAGGCCCCGGCGATGGCGTGTCTGACAGCATCCCTGCAACTATTGGCCGTAAGCAACAACCCGCACGCCTTGCCGATGGTGAGTTTGTAATCCCTGCACGCATTGTGTCTGAACTAGGCAACGGCTCTACCGACGCAGGCGCTAAGAAACTCTACGCCATGATGGATCGTGTGCAACGCGCACGCGGTAAGACCACAGGCAAAAATAAAGTAGCGGCTAACTCCCGCTCTGATAAATATCTTCCCGCTTAAGGAATAGATCATGGCCGCACCAGCACCAACACAGTACACACAACAGTCAATAGGTTTTGCAGACCAGATTGCCCCCTATGCAGAAAAACTGCTAGGCACTGCTGAGCTTTACACTGATATTGAAGAAAACCCGTACCAGCAGTACATGCGAGATCGTCAGGCTCAGTTCACGCCTCTGCAACAACAGTCCTTTGAGAACGCAGGGCTCATGCAGACAGCCCCTCAGTTGGGTGATGCCACCGCCATGGCGGGGTTGGCAGGCTTGGGTGCACTCAATACGCAGTATACGTTTAACCCATACCAAGCACAGCAATTTACAGGGAATAACGTCCAAGCGTACATGTCTCCGTACATGCAAAATGTGGTGGAGCGCCAGCAAGCGGATGCCCAGCGTCAAGCTGATATTGCTCGTCAAGCACAGGGTGCGCAGGCTGCTCGTAGCGGTGCGTTTGGTGGCAGCGGCGACTTCCTTATGCGTTCGCAAGCCGCAGGTAACTTAGCTCGTCAAAAGGGTGACATCCAAGCTCAAGGTTTGCAAAACGCCTACCAACAGGCAATGCAGCAGTTCAACCAATCCCAAGCACAGAACTTGGCTGGACAACAATTAAACGCACAGCAACAACAGTTTGGCGCAGGTCTTGGATTACAAGGTTTGCAGACAGCCATGACAGGCGCTAAGTCTTTGGCTGATATTGGACAGACACAGTACGGCCAGAACCTTGGACTTTTGGATGTTCAAAACCGTTTTGGTGCTCAGCAACAACAGCAAGTGCAAAACGCCCTCAACACAGAGTACCAAGACTTCCTGAACTACCAGAATTATCCGTACAAACAGATGGGCTTCATGTCTGACATGATTCGTGGTTTGCCTATGTCGCAGTTGTCTTCTACGATGTATCAGCAACCCCCATCAATGGTTCAACAAGTAGCCGGTCTTGGTTTGACAGGCAAAGCACTAGGTGCGTTTGCTAAAGGTGGTTCGGTTAACGATCGCCCTGCTGGTCTGGCAGAATTAGCTATACATAACATGGGCTGAAGAACATGGCACTACCAAACGCTGAAAAACTCACATCGCAGATGGCGATGTTGCCTGATGCTGCACTGAAGCAGATGGCCATGATGCACAAGAACGACCCGTACGTTCTACCGCTTATCATCTCTGAAGATGGTCGTCGCAAGCAGATGCGCCAAGCCGCGCAAGCTCAGATGGCAGGTATGCCTCAACCCAAAGTAGCCGATACTGCGTTGGCACAGATGGGCCAGCTTCCCGAAGAACAAGGCATCGGTTCCTTGCCTGCCCCCAACATGCAGCGCATGGCTGATGGCGGTATTGCAGGTTATGGGGACGAAGCAGAAGGCATGGCCACTGGCGGTATGGGCGGTATGTTTGACTTTTCTCAGCGTAGTGAGCCTGTGCTTCGTATGGCTGGCGGTGGTGTGCCCGGCTACGCAAAGGGCGTAGCGGTGCCTGCCGATTTGGATGCGTTCATTGACGAACAAGCCAAACTTAACGGTATATCTCCAGCAGCGCTTCGCGCAGTTATTCAAGCGGAAAGCGGCGGAAAAGTTGACGCCCAGAGCAAGACATCGTCTGCCCAAGGTTTAATGCAGTTGATTAACCGCACCTTTACCAAAGGCGGTGGCGATCCAGCAAAACGCAAAGACCCGTTTGAGAACATTCGCGTGGGCGCTAAAGTTTTGGGTGAAGATGCTGCCGCTTTGCGTAAGCAATTAAACCGCGACGTATCTCCTGAAGAACTGTACGCAACTCACGTACTTGGCCGTGGTACAGGTTCACGCTTGCTGCAAGCCGACCCCAGCATGACGATGGCGCAAGCGCTTAAAGCGGCGGATCCCAAAAATGCTGACAAAATTATCAGCAGCAACTCCAAGTTGTTTGGTGATGGTAAGAAAACTGTTGGCGAAGTCATGCAGACTTTCTCTACCAAGATGGCTTCTGCTATGCCAATCGGAACTGCCCAAGCAGGCGAGCTACCAAAGGCTGCGCCTAAAGATTTAGTTTCTCAGATCCCCGGCTCTAAAGTAGCGCCCCCAGCACCCGGCGAGAAAGAGCGTTACCTGACAGGTAACCAAGGCGTGATTGGTGCAGGCGAGACAGCTTTACAGTACCTTACTGGTGCTGCCGCTATGCCATTGGCAGGTGCATACACTGCGTTGGGGCAGATACCTAACGTGTTTTCTAGCAAAGGCGCTGACCGCGCAGAAATGGAAAAGCTGTACCGTGAACGAGCCGGAGCCATGACGTACGAACCCCGTACCGAAGGCGGTAGAACAGTTTCTGAGAGCTTTGGTAATACTTTAGAAGACTTGAAGATTCCAGCATATATTGCACGTATTGGTGCGGGTACACCCAAAGGCCCAGCCGCACGTCCTTCCGCTGAAGGTATTGCTGGTATTGCGGATCAGATGAAACAGGTAGCTGCGGAGAAGAAAGCCGCCGTATCTACGCCACGTTTGGAACCTCCTCGTACCGAGAAGCCTAAGATGGTTGTGGATTCCGAAGGCCGTGCAATGCCAGAGGATAGTCGCACTCGTGTTGCTAATGCGTTTGACGATTTGAGTGCAGCCGAGAAAGCTGCGCGAGATGCTGCCGCCTACGAAAAAGCCGCTATTGAAGCCAAGAACGCCCCTGACTTTAGCAAGTACGCTGGCGCTATGGACGAAAGTCAGTTGGAAGCCGCTCGTGCCCGTGGTATTTCTGCGCTTGCAAGCATGACGCCGTCTAGTATCGAAGCGCAAAAGAACGCTCCTGCTGCGGACGCGACTACCAAACGTCCAGAAGTTGGTGAATCCGTTTCGGGCACGTACGACACCACAATGCCCAAGCCTTCCGATCTTCTTGAGGCTACCAAAGAAGCTGTCCCTGCTAAAGAGCGTAAAGGTTTTGGCAACGACGACCTGTTGATGCTGGGTTTAAGTTTGTTGGCCAACAAGTCACCTAACTTCATGACTGCTTTGGGCGAAGCCGGTATTCAGACTTTGGGCGCTAAGAAAGAACGTGAGAAGGCTGAGACTGACCTTGAGTACAAAGACATCATGAAGAAGTACTACGGCGCTCTTGGCACAAAAGCCGAAGCGGATGCCGCGTACATTAAGTCTGGAGAAAAAGGACGTATGGCAGATCGCATAAAAGCCGCGCAACTTATTGAAGACGATTTGGCAGCTTTCAGAAAAACTATGGAAGGCAGCATGTCCCAACCCGGAGCAGAAGCGGCTAAACGCAAAGAACTTACAAACTATTATTTTGGCTTGTTTGGTTTGGATGTTCCCGCTACAATGGCCGCAACAGCTCCCTCTGCCGGATTTAAGGTATTAGGGAGCCGCCCACAATAAGCTCAAGGATGTTAAATCATGCCCATTTATAGCGTGCAAGGCCCGGATGGGCGTATCTACGACATCGAGGGGCCTGAAGGCGCGTCCGATGCGGAAGTTGTATCGGCGCTTGAAGCACACTTAGCATCCCAATCAAAACCCAAAAAGGGACTGCTTGCAGCGCTTGGTAAAGGCGCTGAGTCCACGCTAAGTGGTCTTCGTACAGGTGTTGCAGGCACGTTTGGTTCTGCTGAAGAAGCTGCTAGGGCCGGTATCCAGCGCGGCGAAGACATCTCTGGTAGATATGCTGACCAAGTCAGCATGGAAAAAGTCAAAGAAACCTACAACAAAGACGGTGTTCTTTCTGCTGCTAAAGAAGTCGGTCGTCAAATCCCCTTGGCTATTGCTGAGCAAGCGCCTAATCTTGCTGCTTCGTTTGGTGGTGCGCGTCTTGGTGCTATGGCTGGTACGGCTCTTGGCCCTGCTGGTACTGTGGCTGGCGGTGTGGTGGGCGGTCTTGCAGGCGCGTTTCTCCCCTCCCTGATTCAGCAGTACGGCGGCAACATTGAGCGCCAAGCGCAAGAACAAATGGCTCGTGGCGAGCCTATCAAGATTGAAGCTGGTACTGCCGCAGCCGCAGCCGTCCCGCAAGCTGCCTTGGACGTTGCCGGAACTTTTATTCCGTTTGGTAGCAAACTGGTCAGTAAACTGACGGGCATCCCTGAGATGGCATTCTTTGGGAAGTCTGCCGCTCAAGCCACAAAGTTAGCTGACGAAAAACTACTGGCCACCCTTGCAAAAGGCACTGGCGTGGGTGTGTTGGCCGAAGTGCCAACAGAGATTGCCCAGCAAATGTTGGAACGTGCGCAGGCAGGGTTGTCCCTAACTTCTCCTGATGCGCTTAAAGAGTACGGAGAAACAGCTTATCAAGCTGGTCTGCTTGGCCCCTTGGGTGCAGTCGGTAGATTTTCGGAAAAAGGTGCAGCCCGAGACGAAGTTGCCGCTAGACAAGCCGCAGAACAAGAAGCTGCTGCGCAAGCCGCACCAGCACCCGCACCGGAAGCTGCGCCGCCAGCCGCACCGGAAGAAGAAAAACCCCCGATGTTAGCGTTGCCTGCGCCAGCACCACCCCCTCCCCCCGCACCAGTTGTAGAGACTATTCGCCCCGGTGCGGTCATGGGTACTATGGACACAGGTGTGACTCCCGCTGCACCACCTGCGGCTCCCGTTGTGCCGCCACAAGCGCCGATGTCTGTGCAGCAATTGATGGATCAGTATGATACGTTGCAGTTAAAGCAAGATGCGCTCTACGACAAGATGAGTGCTTCCCCGCAAGCGTACAAAGAGAATGCTCCGTCATACAAAGAATCCCAAGCAGCGTTAGATGCTATTCGTCAAAAAATTGAGGACTTGGGCGGTACGACCGAGACACCTGAGCGCTTTGAGGCGCAGGCCAAAGCATCAATGGCAACAATCGATAAGAAGATCGAGTCCGCCAACAAAGCCTTTGCCACGGCAATGGACAAAGAAAACCGTGACTTGCCAGCCGCCGATAAAGCTATGGCACAGCTTGAGAAACTGACGGCTGAACGCGAAGTATTGTTAAAAAACCAAACTGAGAAACGTGCTGTACTGACAGAGAAGCAAACTAACCTTGAACAGCGTGGTCAGACTCGTGAGTTGTTTACCAAGGAAGAAGCGCCTATACCTCCAACGGAGAAGCCCGAAGGCCCAGAGCAGCCCACCACCGTGCCCGGTATTGCGCAAAAGCCTGACGAAGCGCTGGAGTTTAAGCCCAAGGCGGTTGATACCCAGTACGAACGTCCCGAAGGTTACGGCTTAAAACGTGTGTCCGATGACAAGCCAATTCAGTTGGCTATGCAGAAAGACCCAAGGCAGTTGGACATCTTCAGCCCTGAGAATATCCAGCGCACAGAGATGACGCCCGAAGAACGGGAAGCCGCTGACCGCCGTATGGCAGAAGCCACAAACATGTCGGCTGGCCGTGTTTCCCAGTATGTCAAGGACGCTGAAAAGCAGCGCATGACTCGGGCACTAGATACGCGTCTAAACCTTGCCGGTACGGAAACCAAGCGCGTTGTGTCGGACGAGCAGTACGACATCACGATGAACAACATCAACCGCCTACATAACAAGGTAGTGCTCCCGATTGGCAACGCCAACAAGTCTTGGTTGCAAGAGTTGTACGATGCCGCAGATGTTCACAATGATCTTCTCCAACAGGCAGAGACAAACAAAAGCTTCGGCCTTCAGCGCAAAATTAAAGCAGCGCTGAATAGATACAACCGTGTATTGGCCAAGATTACGCCTGTGCGTGAACAAATTGAAAAAATGTACAAAAGCATGTACGAAGCTACGCCTGCGGCCAAAGCCAGCGTAGTGGCGGCGGAAAAGAAAAAAGCAGGCGAAGAACAGCTTGACACTCTCAAAATCAGAGATGCCGAAGGCAAGACCGTTGGGGCCAAAGTAAGCCGTGCCGTTAAGACAACCAGACGGATTGAGTCAGGTGATGTCCGCAAAGAGGCGGAAGACTCTATTCAGATGCGTAGATTGGCGACGTCTCTTGGTATGCAAGAGCCGGAGTACATAAAGCTTGGTGACAACATGGCCAAACGCGTGGCCGCGCTACGCGAGCAATACGGCAAAAATGATCCCGAAGTAACTGCGTTCCAGTTGCAGATGAATGACACGCTGGAAGCCAAAGCTATTGAGCTTGGAAGAAAAACTCCTGAGTACAAGGCTACGCTTGCAGAGCAGACAGAGATTGTCAGAGAAGCGCTATCTCAGAGCACACAAGAAACGCCTTCTAAACGTACAGAGCAAGAGACCCGCAGAGTACAACGTGCCCCCAAAGAGCTACGTACAGCTACAGGCGAAGCGGTCAAAGAAGGCTCGCAAGCTACTAAGGTTAAGACCCGCAAAGGCACAACTGAGACTGTTGGCCCTACCCGTACAGGCAAGCCCCCGATGGCGGAGAAGAACCTACCTAAACCGTTGCGTGTGCCCGGTAAAGTGTCCATCAAGGATCAAGAGCGAATTATTAGAGAAGCCAATGATTCCGATTTGGGCACAGCCTACCGCACCCGTGAGACAGAAGGCGGCACAATCGATGCCAAAGAAGCCGCTGACTTTATGGAAAAAGTGCAGAGTAAACTGCCTGAGAACGTGAAGCTGGTATATGCCGCTAACCCCGGCAAGATTCCTGTGGCGCTCCTCAAGCGTATGTCAGATGAAGGTATCGACCCAACCGAAGCCATGGTGCAAGGAGCAGTATTTAGCGACGGCACGGTCTTGGTGGTTGGTGACCAGCATGCTGACTTGAAAGACTTGGAAGCCACAGTATTCCACGAGTTGGTTGGTCACTACGGCATAGATACCATCATTGGCATCGAGCGCTTACAGGCATACGCCAACAAGACAGACCTACGCAAACTGGCCGAAGAAATTGGTGGTCAAAAACTTGTAGACGAAGTCATCAGGACTGCGCAGTTCAACGCAGCGCAGGGCAAAAACGAAGAAGTCCAAAGACTTCAGGTCTTGCGTGAGATTATTGCGCACACCGAAGAAGCTCGCGTAACTGAGAGCTTCAGACAAAAAGCTGGCCGATGGCTCAAAGAGTTTGTCGGCATGATTCGCGCAGGCTTGCGTGATCTGGGCTTTACTTCTTCCTCTGTACTATCAACATCTGACGTCTTTTATGCTTTGAAGCAGTCCCGCAAAGCGTTTGAGAACAAGACAATCGGTGCGTACAGATCGGCTGATGGTGAGATGGCTTTCCGTACCAAGAAAGAACCCACGCAGTATGGCGCTTCTTTTATTGCCAAGGAACCAACCCTTAAAGACCAGTTGCTCGGCAACATCATGGGGCTCACAGGCCGTGTGCAGTTTGTAGACAAAGACGCAGCCCTATCTGAAGCCTTTAAACGTGGCGTAGCCAACAACGTCATCACTTCCTTGGAAGCACAGAACGCAGAGTTCTATCTACGATTCGGCCAACAACGCAGCCAGTATGCGGGTCAAGCGCTGACCAACGGAAAACTTATCCTGCGCAAAGGCGAAGGTGGTGGCTACGTGTACGACAGCGTCAAGGGCGCTAACATGGTTGAAGTGGCAGAAGCTTTGCACAAGGGAAAGTTTGCCAACGACTCAGAAGCCGAAGCTATCCTGACAGCATACGTGGCAGGCGAGCGTGCCAAAGTCAAGGGCTGGCAGAAGCTCAACTACGAGAACCCTGCTCTGGCTGAGAAAGAGTACAACGATGTCATGCGTTTGCTCAACAGCGACAAGACAAAGAAAGACGCGGTGCTTGAAGCCGCCCGTATTTACAAAGAGTTCAACGATGGCCAGATTGACTTCCTTGTGCAGACAGGCGCTATCACTGAGAAGTTGGCCAAAGAACTCAAGTCCGTACCTTACATCCCGTACTACCGCGTCAACAGCAACAGCGGCAATATTGAGTTGATGGTGGACAAAGAGACGCCTGTTCGTATTGGTAACGTCAAGACTGAGCCACAACTGAAAGAGTTGGTTGGCGGTAACAAGAACATCTTGCCCATCTTTACAAGCTCGGTTCAGAACACGTTTATGTTGACGGACTTGGCACTACGCAACCAGATGATTAAAGAGTCTGCGGATTTGTTGTACAAGATGGGTATGGCGTCAGCGATTGGAGAAGGTTCCGGCCCCGCAAGCGCCAGTACCGTGCGCTACAAAGTAAACGGTAAAGACTATTTTGTTTTCATCGACAAAGACATGTACGGCATCCCTGCGGATCTCATTATCAAAGGCATGGAAGGTATCAAGACCACGATGCCAGCCGCTATCAAAATGATGGGTATCCCTGCTGACATCTTGCGTAAGTTTGTAACACGTAACCCAGCCTATGCTGTGCGTCAGACTATCCGCGATCCGTTGAACGCTTGGCTAACTACGGGCACAGACGCTACGCCAGTGCTCAGTTCATTTAAAGAATTGGCCAGTATGGTGGCCGGACGCAGTGAAGTAGAGTCCAAGCTAATGCGTTCAGGCGCTATCAGTACTAACGTATTTACAGGCGACCAGCGCGATGCGTCTAAATTCCTCAAGGATATAACCTCTGGTAAGCCGGGCTGGACTAAAATTATGGCAAAACTAGATGCGTTTGCCATGCAAGGTGATGCGTCTACCCGTGCTGTCGTATATAAAGACTCCCTA